GGTGGTAGCGGTTACGAAAATGGTCCACCAACGGCAGGTAATGGCGGTTCAGGTATTGTTATTATTAGATACGCAAAGTAAAGGATAAACATGGCACACTTCGCAGAAATTGATAAGCAGGGCATTGTGAAACAAGTCCTTGTTGTTCCTGACGAACAAGAACACCGAGGGCAGGATTTTCTTGCTAACGATCTCAAACTAGGCGGTACTTGGATTCAAACAAGTTACAACCACAAGATTCGTAAGCAATACGCTGGCATTGGGTTCAAATATGATGCTGAGGCAGATGTATTTATTGCGCCTCAACCATTTCCATCGTGGTCGCTTGATGATAATCACGATTGGCAAGCACCAGTACCACGCCCAGAAGATGATGTGATGTATGCTTGGAATGAGGAACAACTAGATTGGGAGCCAATAGTTTATGAGTGAACAACTAACTAAAATTGTCGTAGATTGCACTACTGGCAAGCAAACAATTCTTCCTCTAACACCTGCTGAAATTGCCCAGCGTGATCAGGATGCCGCGGCTTTTGCAGAAGCAGAAGCAGATCGTAAAGCAGAAGCAGATCGTATTTCCGCGCTCAAAGAATCAGCACGCGCTAAACTGGCATCTGGTGATCCTCTAACGGAAGAAGAAGCCGCCGTCATTGTAGTTTGATAGGAAGGTCGGCACATGACTACCACTTATCGGTATTTATTTGCCGACCTACTAACAAATGAGATTATTGGTGAGTTACCACTAACCAGCGTTTCATTTACTCAGCAACTCAATCAGGCTGGAACTTTTACTGGTCGTTTGCTTATATCTGGTATCAATACCGCGCAATACAATGTTGATGCTTCTACTCAACCAGCGCGTAATGCTATTTATGTAGATCGTAATGGCATTTTGGTATGGGGTGGCGTTATATGGAATCGAACCTATAACTCGGCTGATCAAACGCTAACTATTACGGCACGCGAATTTGAGTCATATTTTGAACATCGTCTCATAACTCAAACAACGGCATTTACAAACGCCGATCAACTTCTTATAGCCCGAACACTTATTACCAACGCGCAAGCCGAAACAAACGGTGATATTGGCGTTGTTATTGGTACAGAAACTTCTGGCGTGCTTATTGATCGCGTGTATTACGGATACGAACTCAAAAATGTATGGCAAGCCATCAAAGATTTATCTAATCAAGATGATGGATTTGATTTCAACATCAAAGTTGAATACGACAATATTACAAACGAACCCATCAAAACTCTTATTTTGGGGTATCCGCGCACTGGTAATATTGATACAGGCGTTGGTGATCTTGGCACGCCAGTATTTATGTTTCCTGCTGGCAATATTGTGGAATATGAATATCCCGAAGATGGCTCAATTATTGGTAACAGTTTGTATGTTATTGGCGCAGGATCAAATGAAGGCAAACTTCAATCGTATGCCGAAGATACTGCCAAACTAACTGCTGGATGGCCGTTGCTGGAAAACTCGGCTAACTATTCAGATATTACAGACCAAAATGTGTTAGATGAATTGGCGTTAGCACAAGTATTAGCGTTATCTGAACCGCCACCAATCATCAATATTGTTGTACCAGCGTATGTAGAACCCATTTTTGGTACATATTCAATCGGTGATGATGCGCGTTTGATGATTACCGATCCGCGTTTTCCTATGGGTTTTGATGAGATTTACCGCATTGTAGGATTCAATGTACAACCCGGTGAAAACGGACCCGAACGCGTAACAATTACGCTTACCATTACTACAAACTGAGGCATCATGGCATATATCAATCAACCGCCCGATCTGCGCGTTATGTTTCAAACTATTGAAAACCGTTTGGAAAAACTGGAACGCGCACAACGCTTTACTGCGCCTAATGTTGATTTTGCAACCGATACGCCAACCAACCCACGCGTAGGTGATATGTTTTTTGATACTGATGCTGATTTGTTGAAATATTGGAATGGGTCGGCGTGGGTGGAAATTGCGGATAATTTGTATAGCACCAGCATTCAAACTTTTCCTACAACTATGCAAACTGTGAATAACAATATGGTGTACACAGGAACGCCAGTGCTTATTGAATTACAACGCATTGGCAAAATGATTACGGCTAACGCTCTTATCAATTTTACAAATGTTACAAATTTTGGAACTGGGCAAATTTATTTTGATATGCCAATAGGTATTCCTAATCGTGCGCACGATCTTTCCGCAGGTGGTTATTTGTTAGATGGCGGAATAACTTACACAATATTTGGAACTCTTGGCGCAACTGATAATAAAATGTATTTATGGCATCCCACCAGTAACGGTGGATCGGATACTGTGACTCATAACAAACCAACAACGCTTGATACCACCAGCGTTATCAATATTACAGGCGTTGCTCTGTTAGCATAAGCCATTATGTCACCGCAAGATTGGGCTGGATTAGCCGTTTCCGTTACAACGCTAATAGGAGCATTAGCAGTTGGCGTACGCCATCTTGTAAAACATTATCTGGCAGAATTGAGACCAAACGGCGGATCATCTATGAAAGACAAAATTGCTTTGATAGATACCAAAGTGGACAAATTGGAGGCGCGTGTAGATGAAATCTACAAATTCCTTATTGAACGCTGATTTGATTGTTGATTTAGCACGATCACAAATTGGTTATGCAGAAATACCAGATAACAAAACTATGTACGGCAAATGGTACGGATTGAATGGTCAGCCATGGTGCGCCATGTTTGTATCGTGGGTATTCAATCAAGCAGGAGAAGGCGAGCGCGTTGCGGCATCTAGCAATAAAGGCTTTGCTAGTTGTGATGCTGGATTGCGTTGGTTTACACGCAAGCGTAAGTTAGTGCCTATTGGTCAGGCGCAACCTGGTGATCTTGTGTTTTTTCAGTTTGACGATGATGCTCAACCCGATCATGTAGGCATTGTCGCCAGAAATACAGGTAAGCAACTTATCTGTATTGAAGGCAATACATCACCTGATAACAAAGGCTCGCAATCTAATGGCGGTGGCGTATATCGCAAAAAGCGATCATATTCCGTAGTCATGGCAGTTGCGCGCCCATAGGAGCAAAATGAAACTCAATAAAGAACAACAGGCTATTCTCAAATCAGCAATACGCCACTTTGTTCTCGTTGCTATTCCTGTATGGGAAGTTAGCGGTGGGGATATGAAAGCGTTTATCTATGGCTTAGTTGCGGCAATTGTGGGTCCTGCTATTCGCGCCGTAGATAAAAACGACCCTGCTTTTGGCAAACTTGCTGATGTTGTAGAAAAAGAGTTGGCTAAGAAAAAGTCAACAATCAAGAAAAAAACTAAATAACGATCATGGCTGGGTAAGTGAAGGGGAAGCATTTACTCAGCCATGTCTAATATTGAAGGCAGATTTCACGCTAAATACCAGATCATTGATGGGTGTTGGGTATGGCAAGGCGCTATGCTCAATAGTGGTTACGGCATATTTACAGATGAAAACAAAAAAACTGTAACGGCTCATCGTTGGTCGTACAGATACTACAAAGGCGAAATTCCGCAAGGTTGCGTTATAGATCATATTTGTCGCAATCCTGCGTGTGTGCGCCCAGAACACTTACAGGCTATAAGTCAATCTAATAATATAAAGCGTAGTTTGTTGGTAAAAGCGCGTAGTGCTAGAACTCATTGTAAAAATGGGCATGAATTTACGCCAGAAAACACAAAGTATGTAAAAGGTCAGCGTGGTCGTAGATGTGGCAAATGCCTCTATATCAGCAAAGTAAAACAACGGCTCAAATAAGCGTGTCGTTGTCTTTTCTCTAATCTTTTCTGTATTCTTCTTGTATGCCTTTGGAAGACAAATTTGAGTATTACCGATACAAAAAACTTGATGTGGGTTGCCCATATATCAATTTTTTAGCCACTATGAGTGATCCCAAAGATCGGCAAGCATTAGAAAAAGCCGTCAATAACGGATTACCTGCCACCACTATTTGTAAAGCGTTACGCGCTGAGGGTTACAAACTAGGCGAAATATCTATCAATGAACATAGGAGAGGCGTATGTCGTTGCCAGAACAAAAAATAAAAGTGATCTTGGAACAACGCGATATGCATCATGGAGATTTTTACGCCAATTTTGCCAAAATCGGCAAAATCTGGGGTGCGTTACTAGATATTGAACCCATCGAAGCGTACAAGGTGGGATTGCTGATGGATGCTTTGAAAACTGTACGCGCATTTGCCAATCCCGAACACGAAGATAACTGGCTGGATAAGTTTGGTTACACACAACATGCCCATAGTGCTTCGTCTTACGATAGGACACAAAAGCGATCATGACACTTACCGAGCGATTGTCTGAATTCCCCGAGGAAATTGCTAGTGAAGATGTAATAGAACTTAGAAAAGCACTTGTAAGGATTCAAAAGCAACTCAAAGAGGCTAAAAACCGTACTGAGGAATTAGTAACGGCAACCATTGAAGCCGCCAAAGATGCCACATTGGCTATGGGTCCAATCAAACCAGTTATTGCGCCAGAATTGGCTAAAAGTAAGAAAAAGCCAGAAGTTGCGTTATGGCATTTGACCGATTGGCAAGGCAGTAAAAAAACTACCACTTACAACTCTGAAATCATGCGCAAACGCGTATTGGAATTTGTAAAAAAAGCCAACGCTATTACCGAAATACAACGCGCTGATCATCCTGTAAACGATGTTGTAATCATGTTTGGCGGAGATATGGTTGAAGGCTTATTCAACTACCCAGCGCAGTTACACGAAGTGGATTCCACGCTATTTGAACAATATGTAACTGTTAGCAGACTAATTGTGGATACTGTACGCCAAGCATTATCTATGTATAACAAAGTGCTAGTGGTTGCGGAATGGGGTAATCATGGGCGGATTGGCAGTAAGCGCGCCGATGTACCGCGTAGCGACAATATTGATCGTATGTGCTACGAATTGGCACGGCAGTTATTGGCTGATGAAAAACGCCTAACTTGGCAAGATTGTCCAGACGATGTTCAGCGTGTGCAAATTGGTGAATACCGCGCACTATTGATACATGGTGATGAAGTCGGTAGAAATGGATTTGCTAGCCCAACGGCTATTGTTCAACACGCTAATCGTTGGCGTTCAGGTGCGTATCCGTGGGAGTTCCGTGATGTGTACATTGGGCATTACCACACACACGCTTGCTGGCCCATGGCAAATGGACTTGGTTCCGTGTATCAAACAGGTAGTACGGAAAGCGATAATCGCTATGCTCGTGATCTGTTAGCGGCTAGTGCTATTCCTAGTCAGCGATTGCACTTTATTGATCCAATCAAAGGCAGAGTAACCGCCGAATACAAAATCTGGCTGGATTAGTCCTCGTCCTCATCATCATCAGCATCTTCAAACTGCGATGGATGTAGGCTGGCAAAAATATCGTCAATATCTGCGCCGTTGATTTTGATATCTTCAATGATGCCTTTACACAACTCGCGTGTGCGCCGAATCAAATCATCAATCACATCTGGATAATCGTGATCGGTGGTTATGCTTACATACACTTCACCGATATTGACATTGACTTCGTTTTTTGGCATAGGCGGAGTGTAAGGCTGGGCATACATAGCAACGCAAGGCACACACGCCGAGTAACAAATGCCGATACCAGCCGTATATGCCATTTTGAGCCACTTATTTGCTAGTGCTATATCTGGATATGCAATTGCGCTAGATCGTGCCTCTATGGGGCTATAACGCCGTTATTTGACCCTCTAAAAACCAGTGATTTCCTTTGTGTGATAGGATTACCCCATAACTTCATAGAGATTCCGACCCCAGTTCAACCGTTACCCGAGAAATCGGCAGTGGCACTCCCACAACTTCGGCTCTAGGCAGTAGGAATACTCACCGTACATTGACAACCGAATAAGTTACAAAAATCGTGGTGAAGGCATCGGCATAACGCATACGCACCGCACCGCTCTGGCACGATTTAGCAACTTGTTCTACACATGGAAGGTATAGACGGCACGCCACATTCGTTATTTGGTGGCACCGTTCAGAGTATCCAGTAACAAAGTTCCAATCCGTTACAAGCCAGCACATTCATTGATTCGATGCCAAGCACGATCGGTGATTTTAGGCATGGTGGCGGTATCCAACAGGTGACCGAATCCGAGTTGGTGTAACAATGGCACGGCGTTATGACACGCAAATAAGGGAACGCACCCGGGCATAAGACCAAAACAGGCGCCTTGAAAGTGACAGATCAAGGTGGAGACAAGCCGGTATCCAGCGCAATCCAGATAAAGCGGAAGTCGGTATGGAGAATTGCCTTTGAGGTCGGCTTGGCACGCCGATAGCGGTACACATTCCGCACAACATAAATAACTAGGGACATACATATTCCGAAACCGCGTTGGCACTAAAAGTCAGCGCGGTCTAACGGCTATTGGCACGCCGTTACTGATGAGGAAGCCAATATTGAAAGGGATAAGCAATATGCAAAAAGACACATGGGTTATTTCGCTAACACCCAATGAATGGCGTGATCTTATGGAAACGCTACGCAGTAACGATCCATCACTTGCAGAAACACTCGTTGAACAAATCAGCGAGCAACTTGAAGCCAAACTCAACTGAAAGGAACAATCATGATGACACGCAAGCATTACGAAGTTATTGCTCAACTTATTTCCACCGCTCGTGATCACCACACATCAATTGAGGCTGGTGAGGCACTTGATTCTCTGACCTACATGCTTTCTGGCGCATTTGGTACAGATAATCCACAGTTCAAGCCAGAAAAGTTCCAAATCGCTGCTGGCGCCCGCTAGCAGTTACCAATCGAAAGGGATAACAATGACAACACGCATGGAAAACCGCACCAAGGGCTATATCGGCACCATCGTTGATGGCGCAAAGTTGGCTCAGATAGCAAACGCAATCTACGCACTTCAATATCCGCAAGATCAACTTATTGAATGCACCGTGGATGATTTCTTATTCGTGGAATTAGCGGAAAAGGATTCATTTGAAGGACACAAAGGCGCAATCATTTGCGATGAGGGCGTTGGTTGGGAGCAGGACGCATATAGCACTATTCAAGTTCCGACCAATCTTGGCTTCCTCAATCGTTACGCAGGTCGGGTTCACATTTCAGTTGCGGTGATTCGATCCTGCTTGACCGATAAGCAGGTAGATATTGCCGAATATGTACGCGTATTCGGTGATCGGCTTGATAACAATGTAGCCATCTGGCAATCAGCAATGAAAAAGTAAGGCGAAACCGCGCTTCGGCGCGGTCTAGTGCTGGACGGCACTACTGATGAGCCTCATCAGAAATTGAAAGGGATAATCATGGAAAGCACAACAACAACACCAACCAACCGCGAGCGCGCCGAAGCCGTAGTCAAGGATTTGGCATTAGCGGAACAAATCAATGAAATTGAACGCTTGATCGGTGAGTTGGAACATCAGAAAAAAGCAAACGCAGATTTGCGTAATAGTAACAACGAAGTAATACGCACCAATATTCACATGCACACCACCCTTCGTAATCATTTCAAGGACGAATTGGATGGCGACAAAAACGCAACTATTGAAATGGATCTGGACGACATCAATGGGCTATTGAATCGTCTTGGTATCGAGGAACTTCAATTCACATATTCAGCCAAGGTAACTATCTCTTTTGAGATTAGTGGCATTGATGCTGACGATGAGGATGATGCGGAACGCAAGATTCAGGAAGCAGTCAATTGGTCATTGGATCTGGAATATAGCGATACCAGCAACGAGGACATTGAAGTTACCGATGTGGAGGCTGAATAAGCATGATTGACGATTCATGGGTAACAGTTAGTCCGGGCGGTCATTACGCCGATGCTTGCCGTCACTTTGGTTTAGCCAAATATGGTCAGCATTTGGTCGTCAAGTTTTCCGTTTGGAACGATTGGTATAACAAACAACGATTTGCCCGATCATGGGTAAAGCCACCAATGCCAGCATTTTGTGGCGATAACTATCAGGTAGCCAAAGCGGTTGCCGATGATCTCAACAACTGGAAGGATAACAATGCAAACATTTCTGCCATACGCTAACTTTGACCAATCGGCAGTTGTTTTAGACAACAAACGGCTTGGCAAACAGCGTGTTGAAGCATGGCAAATCCTAAATGCGCTAACTGGCAAATCTAAGGGCTGGACTAATCATCCAGCGACCAAAATGTGGCAGGGTTACGAATTGCTACTCTGCTATTACGGCATGACGATCTGCGTTGAATGGGAATATCG